TTTGAAACTGCTAAACCTGCATTGCATAGAATTGGTAAAATCTATGGAATGGAAATTGGAATGTATAGTGAAACTCTAGGTATTGCAGGAACAGCCGACTGTATTGCCGAATTTGATGGAGAACTTTCAATTATTGATTATAAGACTTCTGAAAAACCAAAGAAACGTGAGTGGTTGGAGCATTACTTCGTTCAAGCAATGGCTTATTCTGCAATGCTTTATGAATTGACGGGATTAGAAGCAAAGAAGTTAGTCATTATTATGACTTGTGAAAATGGAGAACTTGTTGTTTATGAGGAGAAAAATCTTGCAAAATACCTCAAGCTTCTGGTAAAATATATCAAACATTTTGTAAAAGAAAACACAAACAATGGAAATTAATAATGAAGTTCAAGAGATAATCAAATCTAAATTTTTATCTCCAGAAAAGTTTTCACTTGATATTGAACGTTATGTTAGAGATAATACTTGTAATTATATTGATGGTATCGTTCAATACTGTGAAGAAAATGAAATTGAATTAGAAACGGTTTCAAAACTAATGACGAAACCATTAAAGGATAAATTAAAAAATAATGCAGCAGACCTTAATTTTCTTAAAAAAGTAACAAAATCTAAAAAGGTTGTTTAAACGTGAACCCATTTCAAGTTTTTTGCAGTTTTCTTGCTTTGAAGCAGCATTTCTGCAAACCATCTTATGATGTAATTAAATATAATTGGAAGACCCGAGCTTCCTTAACTTCTTTTAATAAACGTACTGACCGTTATTTTTATGAGAGGTTATCTAGAAAAAAGAACGAACAGGAAATTAAAAACTTCTTCATTGCAAATTTTGTAGGATGTGATAATCCACAGTCTGTTTATATTACAGATTTAATGAAAGATGGAGAAGATACTTATGTTGAGTGGATGAAAAGAGTTCAAAGTCTTTCATATCTGTTTGAAGCTGAAGCATCGGTTTTTATATCAAAAGATAGATTTAATGAGTTATTTGAATGTAAAAATAATCAACATTCTCCACTTATACGTAAGTATCTACAAAAAGCATTATCAATTGAAACTCTTGTAATACTGGATAAAATCTTGCATTATGTAGAGGACTACAATAAAGTGTTAGATGACCCCCTATGGAACTCGTTAAAATTAAAAATAACGAAGTATAAACCGTTGCTAAATATAGATACTAAAAAATATTCAAATATATTAAAGGAGATTATTTGTGAGTGATTTTTTTGATTCAGAAATGGTAAAGATAACAATGGATGAACTGCAAGAAATGCAGGATAATTTATTGTTGGGCATTTTTAATATTCCGTATTATTCAATAGAAGAAAAAAAAGAATATTTGAAGTCTATGAAAGACTTTCTAGAAAAACAAAAAAATCTATTGTTTAGAATGTCTCTCTCTGATGACCCACAAGCTCAAATTATTAAAGAACAAGTTCTTGAGGCTGCTAGTCTTTTTGGTTCAAAAGAAGTTCATAGTATGGATGAATGTTTTAAAGTATTAGACGATCCAATTAAAATGATTGAAAAGTCACTAGACCTGTGATAGGATAATCTTGGCTAGGTAATCCAAGTAAAAAAAGCTAAACCTTATACCGCAACATTGCAACATCGCATTTAACAATTATGTCTTTCGCTGATTATAAAAAGAAATCAAAGCTTGGTTCTTTGACTGAAAAACTTGTTGAAAAATTCAACAAGATGGACGAAGGTTCTTCTCGTGAAGAAGATACTCGTATCTGGACTCCCAAAATGGGCAAGTCTGGGACTGGAGAAGCTACAGTGCGTTTTCTACCAGGGGGTGGAGGACACGATGAGGAAGCCTATGTAGAGGTCTACTCACACGCATTTAAGGGGCCTACAGGTAAATGGTTAATTGAGGGTTGTCCTACTACTATTGGGGAAAGCTGTGTAATTTGTGAAGAAAATCGCAAATTATGGTCCGAAGGAAAAGAAGGTATTGTCCGAGGTGATGACGATAATGCTGGGCGTAAGAGAAAGTTGAGTTATTACTCAAATGTTTATGTTATTGATGACCCCGTAAATCCAGATAATAATGGTAAGGTTAAAATCTATAAGTATGGCGTAAAAATTCTAGACAAGATTAAACTTGCGCAAAAACCCACATCCAAGAGAAAGAAGGCTCTTGACGTTTTTGATATGTTTAAAGGTGCTGATTTCAATATCGTCATCAACAAAAAAATGAAATATTGGAATTATGATGACTCTGAATTTCTTGAGTCTGAACCTCTTCTTGAAGGAGATGAGGATAAGCTAGAAGAAATATATAATTCTCTTTATGATTTGACTGAATTTACAAATCCAAAGAATTTCAAATCTTCAGAAGAATTGAAGGCTCGTTTGAACCTTATCTCGGGTTATAGTTCTAATGCTTCTACAAAGAAGCCAGACCCTGAACTTGAAAGTGAAATGGAAGAAGATTACTCTAATGTAAAGAGTAAGACTGCTTCTATTCTTTCAAATGATGACGACGATGAGGATGATGAAGATAATGAAGATTATCTCGCAAGGTTCTCAAAACTTGCTGAAATGTGATTTTATAATTAAAGCCTCTCGCAATGAGAGGCTTTTTTATGCTTCAGTTATCTTAGAATTATAAACTCTCTTTGTTTTATTATCTATAGTTTCACTAGATGGAGCATAGCTCATAATATTTTTCATATCACTAATAAATACGCCAAGATATTCTGGTTTAAGAAGTAATATCTTTCTATGATCTTCGTTTAAATCAACTTCATATTCATAATTAGTTACTTCTCTTTTGAAATCTTTAATATCAATCTTTACTCCTGCAGTATTTAAATAGCTAATTTGATTAACATTGCATATAGTAACTTTAAGTCCGGGTAGAGGATAATTAATATCTCCAATTGAGTTGAATTTAAATTGCGCTTTTGGTCTAATCGTATCTACTTTAATTTTAAGGTCGTCAATAATATCAACTCCACCAATTTGACTACCTTTAATGGTAATTTCTTCATTCACTATGAAATCATTCCCACCTTCAACTAATGTAACTGCATTAATTTTACCATTATTATTTCTTTTTATATTGAATTTAGCAGATTTTCCTTTAAGAATACCATCTAGATTAATCAGATTATAAGTTATTCCTGCTTGATTTATAAGTGTAGTTCCATTATAATAACTAATTGTGTCTATAGAATTTGCAGTATATATTCCATACAAACGGAGTTGATTCGTAATATTAATAGGAACTCCACTATTGCTTTTAATAGTGATTTTATTCGTACTCAAATCTCTATTATAAACTGTCAATTCTCCACCCCAAGTGCTAGGCCATCCATATAATGAGTTTGGAATAAATACATTTTTTATTTCAGTTCGTCCATAAACAAAAAGATTTGAGTAATTAATTCTTGAGTATTCTGGGTAGTAGCTAAAGTTATCAAATATTGGTTCTTCTCTTTGCTGAATTCTTATATCTGTAATTTGATATTCTGGACCGTTATATGCTTCACCTACTCCTTGATTATTTCTTTCCCACACTTCAAGATATTGACCTAAATTGAAATTAACTTCAAAGGGGTATTGCTCATTGTTAATTGGAAATTTCTTTAAGTCGTAGGAGTTTTTATTTGAAACTGTATTAAATTCTTGACAAATATCTGGGTCTACTTTTAGTTTTTTGGGAATTACAAGACGTTGATACTCATCACGAATTTCAATAGTTTCAAAGTATTTTGTTTTGGTGAATGTATCTTCAGAGACATATTTATCAATCAGATATTCGTATAAATCTTCATTAGTTAAAGTCCATTGAGATGGATAACTTGTGATATTATTAGTGATTAAAATTACCCAATCAAGTTCAGGGTCTCCGTAAATTCTATCTGCAATTTGGTCTGGTCTTTCTCCATCTTTAATTTGATAGTATTGGAATACTGTAACAGCACCTGCAATATCTTCACGAAGTTTAGCTCGCCTAAAGATATTCTTTGCAAGAGTATAATCTTCATTTGAAGATTGGTTTGCAAATCTTGAAAGATATTCAATATTTGGAAGCTCGTTAAAATACGCCATTTTAGAAACCTATCTCGTCGTCAAGTACTCTAGGTTGGTCTTCATAACTACCATTAATAGTACCAATAAGATTATTAGATATTGTATCTTGATAATCACTTTCATAAATTGGCTCAAGTTCTTTAAACTGTAAATTTATTTGATAGCGAACTGGCTGACCTTCTTCAAATGCAGACCATTGACCGTCAGCATAACTAGTTTGAATATTAGTTAGGGCGCATATCTTAAACTTATTTAATCCTGCAATGTCCTTTTCTTTTCCATTTTCATCAAAAGTTTTATATTGAAGTTTAAATACATTTGGAGTTGCTAGTAAAAATGATGCGGCTCCATATCCAGCACTTAGACTTCTACTTTTTTTTGCAGCCATTCCTTGCTTAAAGAAGCGAATAATTTTTCTACAAGTTGCAGCTTCTTTTTCACTTCTTGGTGAAAGAACATATCCAAATTGAAAACCTCTTAACATTGGTCCACTAAAAAGAAGTTCTAAATTTGAGTTTGCAACAACTCCATATCCTCTTGAGAGAATTGTTTCAGGTGAAATCTCAAACCCCGCTCTTTTTAAAAGAAGTGATCGAATTGCTGCGGCTGTAGTAGGATTACTCAACCCTCCGATTAAGGAACTTGCTAAAGCATTCTTTGCTCCTTGAGACTTTAAAATGTCACTTAAACCTGGAATATCTTTAATACTTGCAATTCCCCCCGCGAAAGATGTAGCAATATCTGCAATTGCGATTTTCCCCATATCTCCAGCAGCAGCCATACTCATAGTATTTGTTTCGTCTCCATTTCCCCAATTTACTTGATTAGTGTCTGAAACATTATTTGGAATGGGTAGAGTTACAGTTTGTATTGGTTTTTTTAATGCACTTTGTCTTTGGGCTCCACTTTTAAAGATAGTATCTTTTTGATTTCCTTCAAATATATCTCTATAAGGCGCTTTATACTCATATTGAGTAATGCGAAGAATATCTTGACGGTTTTTAATGATATCTTCTGGGTAATATAAAGGAGATGGAAATATTGAAGACATATCTGTTCCAAATTCAACGGTGGAAATATCAAGTGTTCCTAATACTTGCTTCACTAGTCCTGAAAGACCTCCACTATTTTCAGATGGAACTGGAGTTCCAGATGTTCCAACATCTCTACTAGCCGCATTTTGTGCTACAAACGCAGGTATTATATTTCGCTTATCTCCACCTAACGGTTTAATGGTGCTTATTGTTTTAGAATTTACCTCTTGTTTTTCTGATTGTGTTGTAATTGAGCCTGTAAGGGAACTCCAAACTCCATTTTTATAGACTTCTTGTTTATTTCCAATAACTCCACCTATTATATTATATAATAATAATCTAGTATCTCCATTCGTCGGGTTATATCTTAACTCTAACCAAGTTTCTCCTCCTAATAATGGCTGCTCTATTGGCTTATAAAATTTTGAATTAATAGTTTTTTCAGCCATTACCCTTTAAGGTGAAGAAAGTGAATCTGGATAATTCCAAACTGTGTATTTTGGAATGTGTTGACCTTTATTATCTACAAATTTTTCAGTTGGTAATAATGAAACTCCACCCCAATCATCTTCAGGTACTTTATATAAATCAGTTACAACATTTGCAAATAGATAATTCTTTAATGTTTTACGAGGTGCATTACCTACTCCTTCTTTATTTAGGAATGATTTTGTAACCCCTGCTCTATACGATGGGTTTAAGTAATGAACGTTCGCGCCAAAGAATAAGCCTTTACCTGGATTTACTTCCATTACATATACCAAAGGATGTTTATCCCAGAACTTATACTTTTGAGGATACTTGGCTGAATATAAGAAAAATACTAAATCACCAGGAATAATGAAGTTAGTATCCAATTGATTTGAGTCCTTTTTTTGATAACTCTCAAGTTCATTCATTAATCTATTCGTATACCAATCTCCACTTTTAAAGCCATTTTTACCAGCTTGCTTTAGAATATCTTCCGAAATCATAACTTAATCCCCAATTGATCTTCTGTGAATATTTTAAATTCCCATCCTTTGGCTTCACAATATTTTTCCGCAGCACTCCACTTTTGCTGATTTACCGCCCAAGTTTTTACTTGATACGCCCAGGACCTAGTTTTTCGTTTCGGGTTCTTTTCGGGTTCTCTTAAATCTTTTTTGGGTTTAACCTCAATTACTGCTTTTTTGATATTACCTTCTTTATCTTTATATTTAATATAGAAATCTGGAAAGTATTTGTGATACTTACCATCTATAGGGGAAACATAAGGAATGAAAAATTCTTCAGATTGATAGGATAAGATATTTTCAGATAAATCGCAGTATTGCATAAACTTTAATTCATACGAAGAGCGATAATATATTTCAGTACAATTTCCATCATACTTACTAGGGTTCTTTGGTTTGAATTTTCCTTGACTATAATTAACTTCTCTAGCCATTCCTAAATATATAAGGATTTTTAGTATTTAGGAATGGATGAAGAGTTAGGTAAAGGTCCAGGTACAGGATTACCTGATATAGGCTTAACGTATATAAAGCAATCTGATTCTAGACAATCTAGGGATAGGCGCTCTATTTTACTTCCTGGTATAGTTGATATGCTGGGAGCACTTTCTGTTACCAGCCAATTTAAGGTATCTTTGCATTTGACTAAAGGTTTGGGCAATGCAACGCTTATGGACCATTTGACTAAAGTTGGAGTATTAGACAGCATTCCTGACATTGTATCCTATGACTTCTTTTGTTCTGATGCGTCATTACCTGGAGCATCTTTTGATTCGTCTCAAGAAGTAGGAAGTCGTCAAGGAATTATTGAAAACTTCCCAACTAAAAGAATATATCCTCCATTTGAAATGACTTTTTATGTAGATAATGAATATAAAATTATTAGATTATTTGAAGAGTGGATGAATTTTATAAATCCACTTTATAGTTATAATGGTATAGCCGAAGTAACAGGCATTGGACAAGGCGACTATAAAAATCGTCCAGATTTTTTCCGTATGAGATATCCAGATGAATATAAAAGAATTATATCAATAACAAAGTTTGAAAGAAATTTTCGTAAAAACGGGTCAAGCAACCTTAATGATATGACTAAAATTACATATCGTATGATTGATGCATACCCAGACCAACTTAACTCAATTCCAGTAATGTATGAGGGTAGTATAGTTACGAAAACTACGGTTAGATTTTTATATAATAGGTATGTTATTGAATATAATAAGGGTAAGTCTAACGTATAAATAAAAACACTGAATAAATTAAAATATGCCTTTACCTAAAATTATTACAAGTCAATATGAATTGATTTTACCTTCAAC